ATCATTTTCAGTGAATTGGACTGAACCGGCAGCAAGTCTTGTACCTGTTGGAAACTGAGTGCTTCCAATACCAACAGCATAATTGATTAACCAAGCATCAGTTCCAAGTCCAGAAAAAGTACCTTCCTTGAACCACATAATTTTCTTATATGTGGTAGGTGCTGTTTCAATGCCAGCGATGAATAAATCGACTAACGGAGTACCTTCTGTTGATGCAAGAGCAACACCACCATGATTTGAAGTATTATCATTAGAGACATCATTACCAAATGAATCTGTTCTATATCCAAGAATAATGTCAGGATCAGTTACAACTAACTCTTGAACATTAACAAATGCTGTCGTTCCACCAATTGTAATATTTCCATCAACATTTAAATTACGATTAACTTGCAAATCTCTATTAACTGTCAAATCTTGAGGAACTACAAGATTTGTTGGAAGACTTAATGTTGGGGTTGACCCCTCTCCAGTTCCACCAGTAACTACAATTTGTTGAGAGGTTCCTACAATATCTTTAACATAATCACCAAAAGTATCCGTACCTAACCCAACACTATTGGGTTGAATAGTTGCCGCTAATGATACATTTCCAGTCCCATCAAAACTAATAGGAGAAGCAACAATATCTCCTGTGATTTCAAACGTTCTTGGAGTTTGAAGTTTAGTCGCTGTTGTTGCAGTGCCAGTTAGATTTCCTACAAAACCACCAACAGAAGTAGTGACTCCTACAATATAAGCATTTTGGCCAATTTGTGCATCACTCTCAAAGGTAATATTAGTTCCATCAAATCCAATAACTTTATATCCAGAAGCATTATTAACTTGACTTGCACCAATTGTTCCCTGGAATGCTACATTTCCAGTTCCATCATAAACATAGAATGAGTTTGTTCCGTTTGCAGATTGATAATATCCACTACTTGGTCTGAAAGAAGATCCCGTTACAATACCAGAAGAATTTACACTTTGCGCCGTTAAGTTTGTAATAGATGTAACACCAAGAGTGCTTACACCAGAAACTCTAAGTTGTTGTAAGGTTAGATTTGTAGCAGTTGCAATTCCAAGGGTACTAACACCAGAATTTATTTGCCCACTAAAAGTTGTAGCAGTGATTACACCAGTAACTAATTCATCTCCGATTACATGTAAAGTGGAGGTTGGATTAGTTATGCCTATTCCAACCGAATCACTTACATAAGCACCGCCAGTAACTTGCAATCTCTGCAATGCAGTCCCAGTTGTAGTTCCAGATCCAATAAAAACTGGCCCATCATTAAAAGTTGATATTCCAGTAACTTGTAATTGAGAGAATGATGTAGCAGAAGAAACAATTCTACCGACAGTTTCAACACCACTAATGTTTACATCACCATTAACAGTCAAGGCACCTAATAATGTAGAAGTTCCAATACCTACATTTGATAATCTATAGATATTATCATCTGTTGCAGTTTGTGTCCAACGAGAAGCAACAAATGGTTGATTATTTTGGAATAAATTTCCATTAAAGTTAATATTACCATTAACATCTAATGAACCAGCAATAGAAACATTATTGTGAAATGTGGAAAATCCTACAAATGTTGAAATTCCAGAAATGTATAATTGCGATAAAGATGAAGATCCGCCAATTATTTGATTTTCAACATAAAAATTAGAAGAAGTTACAACACCAGTAAAATAACCATCACCGATAACATACAATGCCGAAGTTGCATTTGTAGTTCCTATTCCAACATTACCAACAGTATCCAATACAGTTTTGTTTTCGGTAAAACTATTAATACCGATACTTAAATTTCTTTGTCTACCACTAAGGAACTTTGCCATTGTTAGTTATTAGTTATTAGTTGAGAGTTTCTAAAATGCTTCCAATAAATTTAATATTGTTACCATCACTTGCAGAAATAGTTAGAGAATCGCCAGATTCCAACACTAATTTTCCACCTAAAAGAGTGGTTGTATCATTACCTTCAATTGGGAAGTCCTTTAATATTTCAGTAGTCACTGCAATTCCAGTTCTTGTTCTTTTATGTGAGAAAGAAATTGTATGAGTATTAGTATCAATATTTGCTGCTTGTGCTAATAAAACAACACTACTATAACCTACAGGTGCTGTGTAAATTCCAACATTACTTGTTGAGACTACAGTAGTGACTGTTTTATATACATTTAAAGGTAATGCCATTATTTTATTCTCCTAGTGCTAGAATGTATGGTGTGAGAGTTGCAAACAAACTCTTGGAGTAGAAGGTTCCAGAAATAGTTCCAGTGACCTGATTAATTTGGACACCATCACCAATTCGGAAATTTCCTGCCTGGTCAGTGCTAGTGTAAACAACTAATCCACCATTTCTCATATCAACCTCATTATCTTGTATTGCAACTCCACCATTTGATGGTAGTGAGGCAACTTTATCGGTTCCAGATCCAATATATTCAAAAGAGTGACCTGATGCCAACACCCTACTTTGCTTTAAGAATGGGACTGTAGACCCGACTCCAACAACATAAGGTACATTGTCATTCAAAGTAATTGTGCAAATTCCAGCACTTGGTGGTGTTGAACTTTGAATTGTATAGTAAGTTGGTAAAAGTTCTAAAGTAGCAGTTGCTGTATTTATCCCAACATCAGGAGCAGAGAATGTAATCGTTGGAAGTGATGTATATCCCCTACCATTTGAAATAATTTGAACACCAACAACTGCACCATTACGCACTTCAGCAACGGCAGTGGCACTTACACCCCAATCATTAGATGTTGAAGGTTCTCCAATAGTAATTGTTGGGGAACTATTGTATCCACTACCAGGATTTGTAATTGTAATCTTTCCTATAGTATAATATAAGTTATCAAAATAAACCACTTGCCCATCAAAAGGTCTAACAATATTCACTTTTACATTTCCACCAGACTGATAAGTGTGTGGAAGAGTAGAAGTTCCGACATAAGCAGTGAATGTATCATCCGAATTTATACTTTCAACAGTAAATACATACCCATAATTTCCACTAGGGTATGTGACAATTCCAGGACCAGAAGTGCAAGTAAACTCCAATCCACTAATCGTCACTCCCATCCCAACATTAAAGTTATGATTTGTTGTAGTAGTAATAGTTACAATACCAGATACATTATCATATAATGCTGTCTGAACTCCAAGTGTTGGAGTGCTGATATCAACTTCAAAAATAAAGTCGTTAATTTCCGAATTTGTTCCTGTTAGAATTCCAGAGTATTGCTTTGCTCCTATACCATCAGCGACTAATCCATAATTACCGAATGAAGAGTTAGAGTTTGTAAGATCGCAAGCACCACCACTTCCACAGAATACGGCAGTATCTGTATTAATTGTGAATAAAGAAACTAACTGTGCATATCCACCGTTTGTAATCGAAACTCCAATACCATTTGGATTGTATTGAGTAAAGGAATCCGTGACCATACTCTTGAATGGCCCAATAACATCTCTACCATCAATCTTCATTCCAATGCTATTTTCAATGAAATTGGTACAGTTACGAATATAAGGAGATTGTGTGGAGTATCTTACAGTATTGGGATTGAAGGCAACGATTCCCTTTCCAGGATTCATCGTACCTGTGAATGATAACTCAGTAATATAATTTCCAGGTGCAACATGAAAAAGATCTTCGTCAGGATTTTGAGGAGAAACTGAAACTTCTCTTAAACTATCTCCAACAATGCTGACTTGTGGTGGTAAAGCAATTGGGTTATTTTCAGTATAATATCCAGCACTTACACGAATGACATCTCCTTCAGTGGCAATAGCAACAGCACCTGCAATTGTTGCTTTAGCATCTCCAAGTTTTTTGCCAGTATTATTATCGTTTCCGTCCTTTGTTACATAAAGAACATTAGTAACAGTTACTCCTGCTCCGACTCTTACAACTTCTGTTGCAATTCCTGTCTGCGAAAATCGATCACGAAGAGCATACAACTCAGCATCAAAAGTATTATATGCTAATTCAGCACCTAATAGTTGGTCTACTGTAGGTCTTTTGCCAGGGACAGCAGACCTTCTTATCCGAATCGGAGTTGCCATTTATTAAATTCGGTATTTACCACATAAGACAGTATATACTGCCCTTTTGATATATTTATTAAATCTCAAGATGCATTATTTCTTCTTGGACGATAAGCAAAAAGATTTGTTGGTGGATCAGGTTTCATCCACTCCTCTATCTTATCAAATCTCTCTTCACTATAAAAATCTTGTTGGACATACCACAACTTCCAGTGCTCATGTCCCTTTGACTGATTACAATCGTGGCAGCAACAGACTACATTTTTAGTGAAGTCTGTGCCACCTTTTGATCTTGGTATAACGTGGTCGATTGTGAGATTATCCCCTGACCCACAATATGCACATTGATGATTCCATTGCTCCTTTATGTGTTGCCTCCACATTCGTTTTGCCTCTCCACTACTTGTTGTATAAAGATTAAACAAGTATTCTTCTGAAGAGTTTAAAGGAGTCATAAGTTACTGCGACTTACAATTATTTATTTTTGGTTTTAATCACTTCTACCAATTCTCTAAGAGTAATATAAATGTAATGAAACTCATCATAATAAGTAATATCTTTGTCTCTTTCAAGAAACTTTTGGATTCTTTTTAGCACAAGTACTCCTCGCCCAAGCACGACTTAAACTATTTACATAAGAACAAGGTTTTCCTTTCTTTCCACAATGAGGGCAAACAGCATCTGGAGGATCTTTAATATATCCTTCTGGAGTATACACTTTCTTCTTCAGATTTTGTGCTTGCTTATGTTTACGATGATTCATACAATTACAGGTTGTCCTTCACCTTCATTGAGACGAATTACTTCTGGATTAATTTTATTGACTTTTCCAGCAGGCAGTCCAATCTGTCCAGGAAGTTGTTTATCAGTTGTTGAAGTAATATCAATCACTTGATCCATAATAAAACGATGCCGACTGTAAGAGCGATTATTTGAATCAAAACTGACCATCATAATCGCATCATTAATATCACCACAGTGTGCAATGACTCTTCCAGTTTTATGATTTTTTACTATCCAATATTCGTTCATTATGAGCATTCTTTTGGTTATTATAAGACGATTTTGGTAGATTGTAAAGACCGGGCCAAGTATCTCTGATAATTTCAGAGAGTTTATAAGGTGTTTCAGAAGCAATCATTTGTACTTTTCAAGAGAGTACATTCCATTTTTTTCAACAATTGCCGTACAAGAATCGCACCAATCACCACAGCACATATACAATAGTTTGTTGAAGTATCTTACATTACCATGATGAATATGCCCACAAATTACTCCATTATATTTTTTATCTCTCTGAACACAGAAAGATGAAATATCAGTCTCATAACGATTAATATAGTTTTTACCTCTTACTGTATTCTTAAGAGCATAAACCAAAGAGAATCTAAAGAACTTTTCCAGAAATAAACTTAAAGGTGTAATCAGTTCATATCCTTTATTGAACATCAACTGTTTCCAGGAACCAGAAGAATACTCAGAATACTTATCTCCATGAACACAAAGGAACTTGTTTCCTTTTGAATCTTCATGAACATATTCATCAACCATTCGGAAGTTCTTATGTTTGAAATCACAATACCGACGAATCTGACCTTCGTGATTTCCAAGAATATAAATGACCTCTGTACCTTTCTTGATTAGATTCATAATCTGATGGACACATTCAGTATGTTCTTTTGTCCAACGAGTATTATATTTTTCCATACAGTGAATATCAATGATATCACCGACCAATACTAACTTTTTGGTTTTTAGGTTTTTAAGGAACTTATAAAATCTTTCCGTATCACATCTGGGAGTCCCCAAATGAACATCAGAAAT